ATGCTATCTCAAGCTTTGTATATCCAATCGTTGTCTCTCTAGGTGCATTACATGCTCTTTATATCGTCGCAGGGGTGAGAAATGATAACTAGTCTTTCAACAATACTAGCAAGCGCAAACAAAGGCTTTTTAAAAAATATTCTAATGGGCGCAGGCTTAACATTGGGTACTGCTGGTGTCTCTCTAGCAATACTTTCAACAATGATCACTCATTTTAAAAGCTCTGTTAATCAACTACCTGTTGTTCTACTACAAATGGCAGGCGTTACAGGCTTACACATTTATTTTTCACTTGTATTGGGTGCAATCGTAGCGAAGCACTACAAGCAAGCTTCACCATTGCACTTAATGAAGAAACGATAATGCTATATTTAGTCACAGGTACGCCTGGTTCCCAAAAAACAGCCTGGACTGTTAACAAGCTTGATCTTATTGAAAAATCAAACTTTATTAACGTTCGTAAAAATAAAATTATCTTTGAACACAACAAAAAACTCTTTGAACAATTCAAAGATGAATTTCTTTTATATATCTATGAAGTTGGTTCAGGCTCAGATCGTAAAACAGAAATTGAGATGCTTTCGGAAGATTATTTCGATTTTCTTAATGAAGATTATGAAGACTTACGACCTGACGACTATTTTAAAAAAATAACTCGATACAATGAAATTGTTGACCGAATCAATGATTCATACGGTAAGCAAGACTTTCAGTTTTTACAGCCAGTACGAACAATTTATACAAACATCAAGGCTTGTAAAATCCCATATTCACGCCCTTTAATTTACGACTGGCGCGATGCTCCTGACGGTTCAATTATCGTTATCGATGAAATTCAACTTGTAGAGCCATATAAAAATAAAAAGTCAGAAGATGAAATGATCATGCATCTAACCATTCATCGACATAGAGGTTTTGACTTTTACATCATCACTCAAGCAACACGCTACTTACATCCAGTGATGAAAGAACTTTTTACAGCTCACTATCATTTAACTCGTCCTTTCGGTTGGACTTGTAAGGTTTATCTCTACGGATCCGCACGAGATAACCCAAACGCACTAATAAATAAAATTAACTGCGAGTCAAAAACAGCGTTTAAACCTGCTGACCGTATTTTTACACTCTATAAATCAACAACTATAGATACATCAGAAAAGCGAATCCCTCGATTTATCTACTTCATTGGCGCATTCGTTATAATAATGATTTGTTTATTCTTTTACTTCGTTACTAAAGATAACGTCATTTATGATCAAGTATCTAATGGCTTAGATGGCAAGCCAGTAAATCAAACAACCCAACAAACTGGACAAAAACAAACAACGACAACAACAGAGCAAAAAACCAATTTAGATACAGAATGCAGAAAAGCTGTCAATGTAGAAAAGCCTGAATGTGTCCAATGGTTCAATGATCTCTCTAAAAACAATGGCTCAGTACAGAACCAAACTGCTAGAAACTCATCAATAACTTACAACCCAAGTAAGCCATTTGACCAAAGCATAGAACAACAGCTCACATACGATGCAACAGCTAAACCTATCTTCTCAGGCTGCATGAAGAAAAATGGCAAGTACGTAGGTTACTCACAACAGGGAACTGTATTAAACGTCTCACAAGATGACTGTAAACGCTTACTGGAAGATGGTGACAGACCTTTTAATTACTTTGCACAACAACAAACAGAGCGAGTGTCTACGAGTGAACAGACGCAAACCGCATCTAAAACTTCTCCTCTCTGATTACAGGCTCCGACATGCAAACATACAGTAGAAACCGAGCTATGCTCGCAGACAATATTTTGCCGTACTTAAAGAACATTACACAGACGTGGGTACAATGTTCATATTGCGGTCGTACAGTGATGTATTCACAACGAACAAGACACACAAAGATTTTTCATACAAACACAAGCGGTGGCTTAATAATTGATGGGGTTTAAAATGCAACAACTTAGACAAGTTTGGAATGATTTTGTAGATTCTCCTTTCTTTGCAATGGCTGTTACAGCAATCGTTTGGCTCATTATTTTTTCTTTTGCTCTATTCTTATTATTTCTTTGATTGGCATTTTATTACAGCTCGATGTTCTCCCGGAGATCTTTATCCAGGCTCAAAAATGCACTTAAGTTATTGATAGTTCGTTGGAGTAGAAAAAATGGATTGGCAAAATATGACACAATTTTGGTTTTTTTGGTGGGCTACTGCTGTTCTAATTATTATTTTATTTTCATTGCAAATTAATGTCTGAGATTTCGCATAATGAATTTTATGAACTGCTCTTTTATCTTAACTAGCGAAGTCTGTTAAGTTAAAAAAGCAGTATTTATTTAATGCTGAGATTTCGCATAATAATAGCATTATGTTACTTAACGTTTTCGTTGACCAAATAACCGCTTGTATAAGCGGTTTTTTTGTCAATGATGCGACCATTTCTATGCACTCGAACGTTATTTAACATCAATGCTCATTATGCGAAATTGAAGCGCAATGCGGGCGGGCGGGAGTAGGAGCTCCGACGCCCGACTAACCGCACGCAGTGCGTCATATATTGTCGCCGAATTAAATTTCGTCCACCATCTCTAATGGTGGACTTTACTCCCGAAAATGGGACAGTTGTGTAAAATCGAATATTTTAAAAAAACGTTTCCATTTATAAAACATTGATTTATATAGATAAATGAAATATATTATTCATATCTATATGATTTAACTAACTTTTTTAGTTTTTTGGTTCTTTTATAACAACAGTACCACTTGCACTTAATTCTGCTGCTTCTATGCACTGATCTAAAATTATATGAACAAGTTCGCTATCCTTAATTGGCATTAATCCCTTGTTAATTAATGCTTTATTTAACTCAACACATTTCTTTCTGAGCAATTCTTGCTCTTTGTCGTTAAGTCTTACGGTAATCGCCATAATTTTGATCTAACTGTTGCTAATAACATGTATGCAATAATACTTATTTACATGTTATTTGTGCTTGCTATACATGTGTTTATGTATTAAATTTACTTCAATGTTATTTGTATACATGTTCAAAAGGTTGGCTATGTTAGATAAAGCCGTTTTTCATATACCTGTCGATGCTTCTCTCGTAGATGTACGAGAAGATGGCAAGTATTGCATTTTCGGTTTTGACTTACTTGACCTTGATCTACGTATTGCTTCGCACTCAGTTTATAAAGATGAAGATGGGAATGTACGACACAAAGTTTTAAATCATCCTTACTCAACGTTACCAACTTCTTTTACTGAAATGGCTTTTAAGTTCTTCCATGAGGGTTATTACTATCCGTATGTCGAGCTTAAATGCAGTCCTGCAAAGATATTACAGGGTCACAATGTATACGGTACGGACTGGATAGAGCAGGGTGCTTTAGAGATGCTTGGCTACTTGGCTGTATCTCATCCTGATCTTTACGGCATGTTAGATATAGGTTCGATTGAAGTTAAGCACTTAGATGTAACTTACTCAGCTCGTTTTAGAAATGATGATGAAGTTTTACAAGTTATTGACTTTATGCGAAATATGTCAACTCAGCATGTTCGTAAATCAACTAAAGGCTCGTATTACAAGAGTACTGTCTATTTCGGTGCTCAGTGTGCAAAACGCTTTGCTAGAAAGGTTTATGCGAAAGCTCCAGAGTTCAATAATCAATTAGAAGAATTCACTAAGTTAGCTAAGAAGAACGACAAGAATGCACAACGTGTCGTAGCTGTCATGTCAGATCCTGAATTACAGAAATTCGCTAAAGGCTTACTAAGATTTGAAACTGGTGTTAAAGCCTATGCACTTAGAGAATTAGATATACCGACCAATCTTTGGCAACTCATTCGTTACCAACGCAACCATCCTAACTTCTTACGTGACCTATGGGTCAAAGCAAACGCATCAATCTTTAAAGCATTTGAGGGTCAAACCATGAGAGCGACCGATCACGACTCAGTTAAAAAGCAAATTTCTGTTAATTTACCTATATTTAAGGCTCAAACTAAAGTTTCATTTGTTAAAGCTGATCAGGTTTTTAAGTTCTATTTATCACTTGAGAATCTTGGTCATTCAGAAACTAAAAAAGAATATAAATCAATGTATTTCAAATACATTGGCGATCTCATTGATTGCGGTCTAACCGAAGATTATTTGAAGAATATTGCAGTTGAACCAAGTAAAAACCTTGACCATATAACGGCTTACATCATCGTTTCTAACAAATTTAAAAAGGTCACTCAAGGTATTGAAATTTCTGATTTACAGATAAAAAACCTGTTTGATTTCTACAAGAAACTTGAATCTGATGGTTATGAGGAAGTTAAGAAAGTAACCAGTAAAACACGCTTTTGCGACCGCATTGCAGACCTTAGAGCATGTGGCTTTTCAGCGGTATATCTACAGAATCTCAAAGCTGAATCTAAAAACAACGTTATTCCATTTATCAAATACCTCGAAATTAAATTCGATCAGCAAGTCCCAAGCAATTTCATCGAACCAGTTTCAACTTTCAATCAGCGCGAATTACGCATCGCATAAGGATTTTTATCATGACAGCACAATTAATTTTTCAAGCAAAGCTTCTCAAAATCGAAACAGGTTCTGTAGATGGTAAACAAACAATGCGTTTGATTTTTAAATCACAACGTTTTGATCGTGGCTTAGAAGAATGGGTTTCGTCATCACAGAACGTAAAAGTTATTGATGAACATCATCACATGAAAGATTTCTATCAATCATTTGTTGGACGTGAAATCTATTTGCCGATCGAACTTACTAGCATGGAACGCAACATTTTCTATAAGACTACTGGAGACGGCAAAGTCTTAATGCTTGAAGAAAAGAAACAGCCCGAACAACAAAAACAAACGGCTTAAGGATTTAGTCATGACTAAGCAACCAAGTTTTAGATGTGATTATTGCGGAACTTCCTATGTATATCAGCAATCTTTAGATATGCATCTTATTGGTTGTTCGTACAGATCAAAAGCATTGACGTCTCAGAACGTAGTTAAGGTTTATCCGAAGAAAGAACAGCTTGAATACATCGTTGAATCACTTCAAAAGTCATATGACGAATTTGAATATCATCGTATGAGTGTCTCCAGTGATCTACGTAAAACATATGATCTAACTCTGCAAGATCTACAGAGACAGATTCATATTATAAAAAGCCTATATCAATCAAAGGCTTAACAATAATGAAAGCAGTCAATCTGTTGTTAGTTGTAGCGCTTTTTATCGGTATAGCTGTTGTTCAAAAAGCTTGTTCAGATTTTTTTGAACGAAATGCTATTCATTAAAGACTTACATATCAATAACTTACAGATACATTATTTCGTATAATGTATATTAT